CGACAGCGTGTCGCGCAGCGCGATGTACTCGTCCAGCCGCGCCGGCTTGGGCATCCAGAAGTGCGCGCTGTACAGGCCGGTGATGTCCAGCCCTTCGCGCAGGTCGCGCGTGGCGCCGTACACCGCGGCCTGGATGCTGTGGGCGCGGATGGCTTGCGTGGTCGTAAGGCTGCGGGTCACGGCTGGACCTCCTCGATGCGGTCGGTGTCGATCCAGCGGCGAACAGGCTGGCCGGACTCGTCGAACTCGACCAGCACTTCCAGTTCGTCGGTGGCTGGGTTGATGCGCCGCTCAAGCACGACGCCGCGCAGCTCGGGCTGGATGAGGCGCACGGTGGCGCCGGCTTTGATGGTCATGCGGGACTCCTTCGGCGGGCAGAAACGAAAAAGCCGCCCGGGTGGGCGGCTCTTGGTGTTTCGGTCAGGCGGTCAGGAAGCGAGGCCGGGGCCGATCGCGCTGGCGAGCACGGTGGCGTCGTGCGTCGTCGGCTTCAGGTCGGCCATGTACTGGATGGCGACGATCCCGTCGACGACGGCGTTGGCCACAGTCCGCGTCAGCGACGCAAAGACGTAGCGCAGCGCCGGGTCGTACACGTCGACGATCAGCACCTTGTTGTCCGCGTCTGACGCCGCGGCCGTGAATGCCGCGGTGGCGATCTGCGTGACGGGCGACGGCGAGCTGGTGCTGCTCGCCGTGTTGCCCTTTGCGGTCAGCGTCAGCACGCTGGTCGCGGTCACGTCGCCAAGCAGCGCGACAAACATCACGCCGTCGTAGCCCTGCATGTCCAGAACCGAAGTCAGGACTTCGGTCTGCGCGGCGGCCGACGAGTTGGCAGCTCGGGTGATCTTGATTGCCTTGTTGAGATTCATGATCTGGTTCCTTTCGATGTGTTGCGTGCGCCTCAGCCGATCAGGTCGAGAACTTCAGGAACTTGACGGCTTCGTAGTTCATGGCGCCGCCGCCAGTGCGCTTCGTGCTGTAGAACACGACGTAGGGCTTGGCGGTGTACGGGTCGCGCAAGGTGCGGATGCCGATCCGGTCGAGGATCGTGTACGCCTGGCGGAAGTCGCCGAAGGCCAGCGACAGCGAGCCAGTGGCCAGAGTCGGCATGTATTCGTCCACCCGTGCCGGGTAGCCCATCAGCCGCTCGGGCGCGCCGACCTGCATTCCCGGCTCCCACAGGTAGCGGTTCGTGGTCGACTCCTTCAGCGCACGCGCCGCGGTGCGCACGGCGCGGCGCATCACGAACTGGGCGTTGTTCAGGAAGTGATCCTTGAACGCGCCCATCAGTGTGTGCAGAGGGTCGAACTGCGTGGTGTGCCAGGCGCCGTTGGCACCGGTCACGACGTGCTCGAACTGCCCCCACGAGCGGCTGCCATCAGCGGTCGCTGCGGTGGTGTACGAGGCCAGGCCGCGAGGCTGGCCGACGCCGGTGCCCTGCCAGAAGGCGGTGCCCTCGACGCGGCCAAACTTGTCGGCAACCTTCGATGCGAGCCAGCCCTCGACATCCGTCGCCGCGTCGTCGATCAGCTTCTGGCTGATCTTCGGCATGGCGTACAGCTCGTGCACCTGGTGCTCGTACTTTCCGACCTGCGGCGTCGCGGAGTCGCTGCGCGTGCCGAGTTCCGACACCCAGCCGGCGCTGGCCTCGTCGTTGTCGGTGATGCCTTCGAGCTTATCGGTGGCGATGGTCTGCACGTCGCAGATCTGCCGCATGATCGACTGCTCGCGGATGATCGCAACGGTACGGCCGGTGGTGGATGCGGGCAGCATGTAGCCGCCATCCGGGTCGCTGCCGGCGCTCATGGCCTTGCGCTCGTCGCTGGTCAGCGCGTCGATGGTCTGGCCGGACATCAGCTTGAAGAAGCCGCTCTTGTATTGCGCGTAGGCGTCCTGCGTCAGGTCGCCCGGGAAGGGGCGGCCCTTGCTCTGGTAGTCGGCGCGCAAGGTGATGTTGAAGCTCTTCAGCTCGGCCGCCTTGGCTTCGGCGTCCTTGGTGTCGCCGCCCAGACCGCCGGGGCGCGCAGCCTTCAGCAGCAGTTCGTCGATGGCGGCCTTCTGCTCGCTCAGCTTGTCGAGCCCGGCGCTCAGCGTGGCGACCTTGGCCTCCAGATCGCCGAACGCCTTGCCGTCGGCCTTGGCCTGGATCAGCGCGTCGTTGGCCTTCTTGAACTGCGCGAAGGCTTCACCCTGGTCGTCGATGACCTTCTTGATTTCGATGATGTCCACGATTTCCCTTTCGGAAATGAGAAAGGCCGCCCGGAGGCGGCCTGTTCGGATTGATGTTGGTGCTGCTACGCGAACGCGGAACCGCGACGCTTCAGTGATGCGAGAAGTTCCTGCATCTCGTCGGGCTCACTCCGACCAGTTGCCGCCTTCACGCGTGCGATGAACCCCACCGCCTGGCTCTTGCTCAGCCCTCCGACCTCTCGAAGGAAGGCTTCCGCATCTGCCAGCGATGCGATTTCCTCCAGCGACTTGACCGCGCTGACGCGGGCCTTGCCGTTGGCTGGGAACGTGACGAGGCTGACCTCCAGCAGGTCGACCTTCTTGAGGGTGCGGCGCGGTTCTTCCGGCTTGCTGCGCTGCGCCCACTCTTTCGGGATGTAGCCGATGGAAAGGCCGTCGATCGCGGGCCGCGGGTCCATCTTCAGCAGCGCGTACGCCTCGCGGCCGCGCGCCGTGTCGGCGAACTTGCCGGACACCTTCAGGCCGTGCCCGTCTTCCGACAGGCTGGTCCAGATGCCGATGGGTGTCATGTCCTCCGCGCCCATGCCCCAGCCGCCGTGCTGCAGCAGCATCGCGGGCCAGGTGCCGGACTTGTGCGAGGCGGCCAGGCTGTCGGCGAAGGCGCCCGGCTGGATCACGTCGCCGTAGCTGTCGACGTTGCCGAACACGGCCCCATAGCCCTCGAAGGTCATGGCCTCGGCTTCTGACGATGCGAGCTTGACCTCGCGCAGACCGAACGATGCGCGCTCGAATGCCATGTGCTTTCCCTTTCAAGCCGGCAGCGGATCAGCCGGCGGCGGTTTCGGTACGTTCGTGGCGATCGGCAGCTTGGCCGCGTCGCCGCCCATCGGGTTCAGTTCTTCCATCTTGCGCACCTCGTCCTGCGTCATCCAGGCCGGCGCACCACCAGACCCGAGAGCCTTGGCAAAGTACTCGCTGCGGTCCTTCATCGACCCGCGCATGAGGCCCTGGCCGACGAACTTGGAGTAGATGCCCTGCACCTCGTCCGCTTCCGTCAGCAGGTTGCAGTCGATGCTCTGCTCGATGCGCTCCCACCACGCGGCCAGCGTGTGCACCACGTGCGCCTGGAACATCGCCTCAGCGCTGGCGTACGTGGCTGCCTTGTCGCTGCTGAAGACCATGATCGGCATGACGCCCATCGCGCGGCAGACTTCCTCGACCTGGTGCTTGCGCGTCTCCAGGTGCTGCGCGTCAACGCTGGACAGCGCCGTCGGCAGCCACTTCGCCGCACGGTCGACGATCATCGGCAGGCCACTGTTCTCGCCTGCGTAGTTCTCGGTCAGGAACTTGCGCAGCGCCTTGTACTGCTCCGGGTTCAGCGTGCCCTCAACCGAGTACACGCCGGCCGTCTTCAGGCCGTTCTTGTGCGCTGCGGCCTGGCTTGTCTCGGACGCGATGGCCAGGCCGATGGCTTCGCGTGCAATGTCCAGCGCGTCCAGCGCTTCCCAGCCGGACCAGCTCGGCCCCTTCAGGTGCCAGATCAGGCCCGCCGCGAACTCGCGCACCATACCGTCGTGGCCGGTGACCCGATAGGTCAACGTGATGCCGTCGTCTGCCAGCTTCGTTTCGACCTTGCCCGGGTCCAGCGGAATCAGTTCCCGAATGCGTCCGCCGACGACCGTCTTGAAGCAGTACGCCTTGCCGGCCAGCGACAGGTGCAGGCCCAGCATCTCGCGGAACTCGTAGCTCGTCTGCCACGGGTTCGGCTTGCGGTGCAGCAGGCGGTAGAGCGGGTGATCGCGCGCCGGCTTGCGGCTGTCGGTTGCCTCGTCCTCCTGGAACAGCTTCAGCGGCACCTGCGCGATGCCGTTGGCAATGACGCGGGCGCAGGCGAAGACCGTGGCGCAGCGGATCGCCTCCTTCAGACCGACGGTCGCGCCGGCCTTGGACTGCTTGGACCCGTAGATCTCGCGGAACAGGTCCAGCGAACTGGACGCCTTGCGCTGCCACGGCAGCCAGTCGCGCCAGCTCATGCGGCGACTTCCCAGAAACTGCTGCCCGCCGCCTGCGGCGCCAGCGCCATCAGCGACGCCGCATCGAACAGCGCCATCAGCGGGTCGATCTTGGCCGAGCCGCTGGCCTGCTTGGTGATCAGGATCGCGTTGCCCTTCGGCTCCACGCGCGCATTGCCGACGGCCCAGGCCATGAGCGGCGCACCGCTGTGCACCAGGTCGCCGCCGGCCAACCGGCGCTCGGACGTCTTGATGGCGCCGTTGAGCCGCCACCCCTGGCTGATGCCGATGATGTCGTCCATCGTGAACCCTCGTTCTGGTTGCAGCAGTTCGTCCACGATGTCGCCGATGCCGGCGGTGTCGACGCCGACGCCCTGCTTCTCAGGCAGCAGCCCCGCGTCGCGCACCCGGCACAACAGGTCGGCCACTGCTTCCACGTCGTCGCCCGGCTTCTCGACGATGGTCAGGTCGCCGTCGCGTTCGAAGTCCAGCAGCCGCGGCGCAATGTCCTTGCGGCGCTCCAGCACGATGCGGTGCGCCCAGGCGTGTGCCCAGCAGAGCCAGCGGCCGGACTCTCGGCAGCGGCCCAGCAGCGTCAGCCCCAGCAGGTCGTCGAGGCCGCCGCCGTCGATGCCGGCCACGATCAGTTCGGACCTGGCCAGCAGAGCCTCGAACGTCAGGCTGCGGTCCCCGCGCTGTTCCCAGAAGGCGGCGCCGGCCCAACCGTTCGACATCAACGCCAGGCCGATCTCGACGTTCAGGTGCTGCGAGGCCCAGGCCCGTAGTTCCGACTCGCTGGTCTGCTTGGCGACCGCGTGCTCCTCGACCAGCCGGCTGATCTGGATGGACCGGCCGGCGTTCGGCGTCACCATGGCCCAGTTCGCCGGGTCTTCCCAGGCGTCGCGGTCCTTCTGCATGTCGCGCGGGAACTCGTACAGCACCGGCAGCATGGCGCCTTCGCGCTTGCCGTCTCGAATGTCGCGGGCCTTGTCCAGCTCGTCCTTGAACACCCCGGCCGGCGCTTCCTCGCTCTGCGTCGTGATGAAGGCCATGAACGCCTCTGGGTAAGGCAGCATGCCGCCGCGCAGCTGGCGCAGCGCGCTCGACGCCTTGCCCATTTTCGACACCACGTGCAGCTCGTCGATCAGCGCGGCGACCGGCTTCTGCCCGGTCAGCACCGCGGGGTCAAACGTCATGATCTGCAGCTCGGCCTTCGTCTCGCGGTGGACGATCACCTTCAGGTGCTCGCGCACGTGCAGCTTCTTCGACAGCACCGGGTCAAGCGCCACCGCGCCGGCCGCGGCGTCGAAGGCCAGCTGCGCCACGTCCTGCACCGGGGCCGTCATGATCAGCGTGCCGTTTGGCCGCTGGTTGAGCAGCAGCGCCGTCAGCATCAGCAGCGCGCCGTTCGTGGTCTTGCTGTTCTTCTTCGGCACCAGCAGGAACAGTTCCCGAATCGCCCTCTGGCGCGTCACCGGATCCAGGCTGCCGAACAGGGCGCGCACGATGGACCGGAACCAGTCGCCGCCGGCTTCGGCCATGGTCGGCGTGCCGGGCACGTCAGCCAGGCGCAGCTTGTTGAACACCGCGACGGCGCGGTCGCCTTCGTCGCTCATCCCTTCGATGTCGCGGAACGGCGGCCGCCCAGACTGCAGACGCTCGGTCCAGTCTGGGCAGGATAGGTCGAGGCTCACTGCAGCGGCGCGGCCTGAGCCTTGAGCAAGGTGTCCCACTCGGTGCCGACGGCAGCCGTCGTGGCGTCAGCGTTGGCCTGCGCCTTCTTTCCCAGCGGTTCCTGCTTCCGTGGCTCTGCTTCGGACTGCGGCAGCGGCGGCGCAGCGACGCGCGGCTCGTTGGCAAGGTAGGCCCGAGCTGCCGTCATGTTCCCCTTCTTGGCCGCCGCGTGCATCGCCTGCAGGATCTCCAGGCGCTTGGCGTAGGCGCCGGCCGACAGCTCGGCCGCGAAGTGCTTCTCCAGCGTGTTGCGCGCCAGTCCCATGCCGATGGCGATTTCCTCGTGCGACATGCCGCCGCCAGCCGCTACCGCCACCTGGCGGCGCTGCGCGGCGGTCGGTTTGAAGGCGGGTCTGGCCATAGTCTCGTTTCTGCGCAAGAACCGCCGTCTGGGCGCCAAACGCACCGGCCGAAGAAAAAACCTTTGGGTGGC